AGTAATATTTAATATATGAAAATCACCAAAGAACAAGTATTAGATAATTTAGAAGAAGTGAAGAAATATATCAGCGAAGAAGAAAATAAGAAAGAAGAAAAGGTGATTGGCATCGCAATTAAAAATAGGTTTACAGGAAGTATCATTTTCCAATCCACAAAAACAACCTATAAAGAAGCGATTGTTGAGAAAGGTGATGCCAACCTCAGTGGTGCCAACCTCCGTGATGCCAACCTCTGTGATGCCGACCTCTGTGGTGCCAACCTCTGTGGTGCCAACCTCCGTGGTGCCAACCTCTGTGGTGCCAACCTCCGTGGTGCCAACCTCTGTGGTGCCGAATTAAACAGAGCATTATTTTACGGTCGTGAAGGAACACAAAAACTCACCAAGAAACAGTTACCAGACTTTCTTAATGCCTTAGGTTTTCAGATAGAAGATTAGCCCTTTCTTCAAGAGATTAAATAATATGAAAAAGAAAAAATACAAATGTCAATTTTGCGGAAAATTATCAGATAACCCTCCTGATGTTATATGTCCTTGTGAAGTAAAGCAAAAAGGAACACCAGACGAAGAAGAGTGGAAAAATAATTACTAATCCTAACCAAGCACAAGAGATAACATTAACAAGTAACTAAATAAAGATATGAATAAATATATGAAATACAATAATAACAATTTGGAAGTTAAACTAAAGTCAGAAATATTGGCGTTACTACCCGAAGAATTAACTTTTGAAGACAGCTCGCAACTTTTTCAAATGGATGAAAAGTCTTATAAAGTAGGGTTTAATTCGGCTCTTGTGGAGATAAAAACTAGGTTGGGGTTATATGATTATAACCTTAATCATACTGAAACAGAGAATGTATTTGAAAATAGTGCTTCATTATCCACCCTAATCAAGCAGGAGATACTATGAAAAAAACTAAATTCACAAACGAAGACCTATTAAAAAGAATAGAAAACCTAGAAAGAGTAATTTGGGAACTAGAAGCAAAAAAAGTAGAACCAAACAAATTCACCATACTACCTTCTTTTGTAAATCCGCCTCCACCAAATATATATCACTACCACAATGGAATAATTTGTTACCAAAATCCTTGTGTGTGGTGCTAATAATTATCACGCTAACCAAGCGTAAAATAATATGAAAGAAGAAAAAACAATAATGCACACAATAAGAGGGACTCGTAGAGCAATCAAGCTGATTAAAGAGGTAAAAGGTATGCCAGGATTCGCTCCCGATTACTATGATATGGAGGTTGGGGAAGTTGTGTTTAACTTTCCGCACGATGAAGAATGCGTATATTTCCAGCCATCAGACAATCCGCCAAATGTAGTAGAAATTAAAGATGTTGAGCAGATATTAGAGGTTATGAATAGAAAGTTTGAACCAAAGGAATGGGAAGATTTATCCTCTCCCTTATCACGCTAACCAAGCGTAAAATAATATGAAACCATCAGAAATATTTGAAGGAGAAAATAGTTCATTGAGAAAGGCACTTGACGAGGCCATGGTGTTTTCAGGAGAATATAGCAAAATAGACCACTCTCATTGTTGGAATCAGAAAAACGCCGCCTGTGGTCAGAAGATAAAACACTTTGAATGTTGTTTGTGCAAAGAATTACACCCAGAAATCACCCAACGTGAAGTCGGCAAACACGTTATGAAAATAGAACGAACATGGGCAATGCCCTCAATGCACACATTCACAATCAAGCCGATACGAGAACTTTTGGTTGAGGAAGTTATTGGCGGAATATGGTGTGACCCATTCGCAGGAATGAACTCTCCAGCCCAAGTGACGAATGACTTGCGACCCGACATGCCTACGACACATCATTTACCAGCGTTAGAGTTTTTGAAACTTCAAGCAGACGAAAGTTTTGATGGAGTATTGTATGACCCTCCATATTCGCCTCGGCAAGTGAAAGAATGTTACGACAACATTGACATCGCAGGATGGGATAAGAAGTGGGATGGAAGAACAACCTTTTGGAGCGAGACACTAGACGAGTGCGTGAGGATATTGAAACCAAGTGGAAAACTCATCGCTTTTGGGTGGACTTCAATGGGTGGTGGAAAGTCACGGGGATTACAAATGGAGAGAATACTGTTAGTGCCACATGGTGGAAGAAAAAACGACACAATCGTGACAGTGGAAACCAAACTTTTACCAACCCCAGTAACTAATAATCAGGGGAAAAAGATATGAGTTTGCTATAAAGTTGGCTCTGTAGTATAGTTAGGTCAAATATGGCAAAAGGTGGAGTAACACTAAACGATAGAAAATTAGCGGCAGAGGTAAGAACCCTGTCTCTTAAGCTTATCCAGAAGTATTTGAACGGAGATGATGAAGACTTTAAGAAACAACTTCTTCTTCGCATAACACCCACGGCCTTGCCAAGAATAAACGAACACACCGGAGAAGACGGAGAACCTATTAACCTTAATATCATAAACTATGGCAACCTTGGAAGTTCCACTAAATTACAAACCGAGGAGTTACCAACTGGAACTACTCCAAGCGCCCCAGAGGTTCAAGATAGCAGTATTCCATCGGCGGGCGGGCAAGTCTAAGACGGCTCTCAATGACCAGATTAGCAAAGCCCTATTTCGCAAGGGGAGTTACTACTATTTCCTACCAACATATAGACAGGCAAAAGCAGTTATCTGGGACTCCTTAATCAAAGAACACGTCCCCCCAGAGCTAGTAGAGAAAATCAACGACTCGGAGCTAGCTGTTTATTATAAGAATGGTTCTATTCAGCGATTTGCAGGCTGTGAAGACGTAAACAAGCATCGTGGCATCAACCCCATTGATGTAGTGTTTGATGAGTTCTCTGAAGAACCAGACCAAATATGGACAGCCGTAATTCAACCCGTGCTACGAGAGAATGGCGGAACGGCCACATTTATCTTCACCCCCAAAGGGAAGAATCACTCTTGGAAGTTATTACAGATAGCCAAAGATAATCCAACAGAATGGTTTACGACCATTAAAAATGTTTATGACACAAATGTCTTTACTCAAACAGAACTAGATGAAATTAAACGCAACACGCCCCAAGCACTTTTTGAACAGGAATATGAATGTAAGTTCGTTGAGGGGGCTGGGCAATTCTTTCGCCGAATACACCAATCTACATATTCCAAAGATATGGCGCTACCTGAAGAGGGAGATTTTCAGTTAGGAGTTGACTTGGCAAAGTATCAAGACTGGACGGTTCTCACACCATTTAACCTTAATCATTTTGTAGCCTATCCCCAAGATAGGTTTAATCAGGTAGATTGGAACCTACAGAAAGCAAAGATAGAAGCCACGGCTCGTAGATTTAACAATGCTTTGGTGTGGCCTGATGCTACTGGTGTAGGCGACCCAGTAGTAGAAGATTTGAAAGCGAGGGGCCTTAATATTGGCGGTGATGACCACGAAGGATTTAAGTTTACCGAAGTATCCCGCACAAACCTTTTGAATAACTTAGCAATATTACTTGAACAAGGCAAGATTAAGATACCCGATGACGAGGGGTTGATTGCAGAATTAGAAGCCTTTAGATATGAACTAACAGAACGTGGTAAAATAAAGATAACTGTGCCTGAAGGAATGACCGATGACCGCGTGATGTCGCTTGCTCTAGCAGTTCACGGAGTAAGAGAACCAGTACGACCAGACCCATACGCTGTCAGTAGAATTAACCAGAATCGTGCCCGTAATGTTTCATACACTTGATTATTGACTTATCAAAATCCAATTTATTTACCAAAGACCCAGACATTCGCTTCGCTAAAGAGTATGGAGTTCCCGAAGGAACGTGGTTGGAGCTTTGGAGAAGATATAAGCTACTGGACTACTCAAATGGAGACTTGAGAGATTATTTGTTTGTGAAGTGTGCCCGTAACTTGTCATACACATCAATGGATAGGTGGATTCAAAGGACAGAAATATATGAAAGGGCAAGGATTGTTTTAATGATGGGAGCAACGATGGCCAACACGTCAATCTTTGGAGAGTTTGAACAATATGTTATGAATGAGTTGACCAGAAACATTAAACCTGGTGTGAGTACCGATTCTCGTTCAATCATATAACTAGCCATATAATATTTTTTAGTGTGAACTTTTTAACCTTTTTATGACACAGGTGGAATAATGTTGGCATGAATCCCCAACAACCCCTTCCCGTCACTCAACCACAAAGCATCTTTGCCCAGATACGTTTTGAGAACGACCAGTTTTTATACAATTTTATATCACCGATTCCTGGTTATGCGTTTAATCAGTACCTAACCCTTAAGAGAATATATCTCTATCTTTCCAATCGCTTTGAGAATGGTGCATATTACCTTGGTAGAGAGAAACTATTTTACAACATCGTTACACCCGCAGTTGAAGTGGCGAGTAAGATGTTAAACGTAGACACAAAGGATATTCGCCTTGTTCCACAGAACCCAACATCATACTTTCCAACCTATTTACTTGAGAAAGAACTCCATTCATGGCTCAAGACCTCTCAAATGGGACATATTCTGAATCAGATAGCCGAAGAAGCACCTAGATATGGTTCTGTTCTACTTGAAAAGACCAAAGATGGTGCAAAAGTCTGTGACCTACGCAGAACAATGCTTGACCCATCTGTTGAAAACGCCAAAGACTCACGATTTATCACGACTATCAGCTATATGTCTGATACAGAGTTGTTAAAGACTGGGTGGAAAGATGCCGATATTGCCGTAGCCCGTTTTGCCAACACACAAGCGGCACAACCATTTGAAGACCAGTCGGGAAACTTGAATATTATGCGTTCAAGTCCACAGGTTAAGATATACAAGCGTTATGGTGAAGTTCCTCGTTGGTGGTTAGACGGTTCTAAGGGAAAGAAAGGGGATGAGATGGTACGTTCTTTGTTTATTGTAGCTGGCCCAGACTTCCTACAGCGTAATGCTTCGGGTCAGGCAACTGGAGAACTTGGTGTTGTCCTATACAAGTCAGAATGGCGCGGTGAATACCCATTCAAAGACTTCCACTACAACAAGATTAAGGGTCGTTGGCTTGGTATGGGTGTGGTAGAAACCCTCTTTGACGTTCAGGCACGCTTTAATGAGATGAAGAACCAAAAGAGATTGTCTATGGAAATCTCAGCACTTCACTTGTTCCAAACCAAAGACAAACAGTTAGTGAGAAACGTACTAACAGACCTTGAATCAGGTGATGTTATCTTCTCTCCAAATGGAGTTGAACCAATCGCCAATGAAGAACGTAATCTACCAGCGTTTAAGGAAGAAGAAGAGAGTTATGGGGCACAAGTAGATAAGCTTACATTTGCTTATGAAGCAGTTAGGGGAGAAACTGCGGGTAACGGCAACACACCATTGGGCATTGCTCAAATTGCAGTAGCCCAAGCAACGTCAGTATATGGATTTAAGCGTCAGAACCTTACAATCTTCTTGAGGGAGTTCTTTGACGACCTAGTGATGCCACAGTTGATGCGTGACCTAACCCCAGAACACATTATGAGGTTCACAGGTTCTACCCAAGAGCTGGACAAATTAGACCAAGCGGCGGCAACTCTCCATGTTAATGACTTGATTAAGAAAAAAGTATTGAATGGCGAAAAGGTAGATATAGAGTTTCAACAGATGGCACAGGATTCGGCGGTTAAGGCATACAGGAAGACAGGTAGTAATCGTTTCCTAAAGATTAAAGAAGCTTTCTACAAGGACGCAGAATTTGACTTTGACCTCAATGATAGTGAACAGACAGACCCAAATCAGGTTATCGGTGGTATTCAGTTCCTGTTCTCACTTCTACAGAATCCAGCAATTCTACAAGACCCACGCTTGAAGCTTCTGTTCTATCAAGCCGCCGAGAAGTTTGGCATATCTCCAGCAGAAATGGAGTTTGCCGATAATCAGGCAACAGAGATGACGCAGAATGGTCAGTTGCCGACATTAACAGGACAACAAGGTGGTGCGCCACCAGGACAAGGACAACCCAAGGGGCAACCGAGTCCAATGGGGCAGTCGACACCATTATTAGCAGGTAAAACACAATAAAATGGGAATAGATTTTAACCAAATGGATGGAGGATATGACAAGTTTGTAGTAGATGCCAATGCAACTATTCCAAACCCAATGTCAGAGCCGACACCAACCGATGATGAAGTATCAATCGGCCAAGAGAAATACGCTCGCAGGGAAGGAGCAGAGTCCATCTACAAAGATGAAACTCGAAACACAGCAGATGACAACGCCGCCAGCACAAAGGCCGAAGGTAGTGTCATTGGTTGCGATACATACAGTGACGAGGGAGAAGAATCACAAGGAATATAATGAAAACAATACCCAAGAGATTTTTGTCTGACCCAGACTGGTATCAGGTTGAAGAACTTGTTTTGGAGTTCATCAACCCGTTACTAGACCTGAAGACTGTGGACACAAAACAACCCCCAGAGGCGGTCAAAGCAGAAATCATTGGTAGGAAGTTGGCATACGATTCATTGATAGGATTTACAAGAAGTTCGGGAATTATAAGGTCGGAATTAAAAGAAGATAAACCAAATATATTCAGATGAGTTTAGACGCAAACAGCCCAATCAAAGGAGGAGCAGCCCGTGAGGGTGGC